CATTAAATTATCTTATCAGCGGAGACTTTAAGAAAGGTATTCCCCTCGGTAAGGTTACAGTATTTGCCGGCGAAAGTGGTGCAGGTAAATCTTTTATCTGTTCAGGCAATCTAGTAGCAAACGCACAGAAAGCAGGCATTTTTCCAATCTTAATTGATACAGAAAATGCGCTTGACGAAGCATGGCTACACGCACTTGATGTTGATACAAGTCCAGACAAGTTGTTGAAACTTAACATGGCCATGATCGACGATGTAGCAAAAACTATTACAGAATTTGTTGCAGAATACAAAACAATGCCCGAAGACGAGCGTCCAAAGGTTTTATTTGTAATTGACTCATTGGGTATGTTGTTAACTCCAACAGACGTTAATCAGTTCCAAGCAGGAGATTTAAAAGGCGATATGGGCCGTAAACCTAAAGCACTGACAGCACTTGTTCGAAACTGTGTTAATATGTTTGGCAGCTTAGGAATCGGTCTAGTGGCGACTAATCATACATACGCAAGTCAAGATATGTTTGATCCGGATGACAAAATTTCTGGTGGTCAAGGCTTTATCTATGCAAGTTCGATTGTAGTAGCAATGCGCAAATTGAAACTCAAAGAAGACGAAGACGGTAATAAAGTTACAGAAGTCAACGGTATCCGTGCCGCTTGTAAGATTATGAAAACTCGTTATGCAAAGCCGTTTGAAAGTGTACAAGTTAAGATTCCTTATGAGACAGGTATGAATCCATATAGTGGACTAGTCGACCTGGCTGAAGCTAAAGGGTTGCTCAAGAAGGAAGGAAACAGTCTTGTCTACACATCAGCCGACGGTGAGATTATCAAACAATTCCGTAAGGCTTGGGAAAAGAACGAGAAGAATGGTCTTGACATCATGATGGAAGACATTTCAAAACACGGAGAAAAATCCACTTCTGAGATAACTACTACAGTTGAATCAGACTTGGAGGTCAATGAATGAAAGACGATTTAATTGCCGATATTTGGACATTAGTTATTGAGCATATTCCTGAGAAACACAGGAAAGACTTAGCTGCCGATTTTGTTAATACACTATTAGATTATGGTATTAAAGAGTCAACACTTGAGAGCCTTTTAGGTGTTGATCCGTATCTAGATACCGCAATTGAATATTCGATCGACGGCGAGGAGATCGAAGATGAGGAAGATGAATATTACGACGAAGATGAGGAATAAATGAATTGGTACGATCGGGTCTCTAAGGATATTTCAAACATTCCTGATGCTGTGGCTTATTATGAAGCTGAACTAATTCAAGCAAAACAAGATGTCCGCGTAGCGGGAAACATCGAGAAAGCCTCTGCGCAAATGCCTGGCATTGTGGAGAATCGATTTAACCAACTTCAAGAAATTGAAGGTATTTTAGAATACCTCAATATCGAACTTCGTCGACTTCGTAGTCAACACTTTCGTAAATACCTTGAAAACTATCAACGTCAGTTAAGCTCTAGGGACTGTGAAAAGTTCGTAGAAGGCGAAGCTGACGTTGTAGATTTTGAAAAAATTATTAATGATTTTGCGCTACTCCGAAACAAGTGGTTAGGCATCATTAAGGCCTTAGATATTAAACAGTGGCAATTAAGCAACATTGTTAAATTACGCACAGCAGGATTAGAAGACGCAACATTATGAAAATTGGTATTTTAGGATTAGGTTATGTAGGATCAGCAGTAGCTTGGACACATCGACACCATGAAGTCGTTGCTCGAGATCCAAAATTAGGAGAGAAATCTGCTTCTTTAGAAGAAATTAAAACATGTGATGCTGTATATGTCTGCGTACCAACTCCTATGTTGGAAGACGGCCACTGCGATGATAGTTTTGTAAAATCTGTACTGGCAGAATTGGTAGATTACAATAAAATTATTATTTGTAAGAGTACAGTACCGCCTGGCGTCTACGCATATCTCGAATCAAAATATCCTAACATTGTTCACGCTCCCGAGTTCTTAACCGCAGCAAATGCTACAGCCGACTATGAATCAGCAACTTGGGTATTAGTTGGCGGGCAACCAGACAATGTTGAACGAGCCATAGCTGTGATTTCTACAAGTACTATCGCAGCGACTCATTATCATAGAACTAACATCACAACAGCGTCGATGTTTAAGTACTTGGCTAATTCATTTATGGCTACAAAAGTAACGTTCATGAACGAGTTCTATCAACTTGCAAAACATTTCGATGTTAATTGGTCTGATATTAAAGAAATTGCAACCAACGATTCCAGACTAGGACATACACATTGGGATGTTCCAGGACCCGACGGCAAGTTTGGATTTGGTGGCGCATGTTTTCCAAAAGATGTTGCAGCCATTTGCGAACAAGCTATTGACGTTGGAATGAGTTTAGAATTGTTAGAACGAGTTGAAACTATCAACAAAAGACACAGATCATTTTGACAATTCGTCTTTGATATAGTCTTTAATATTTTTAGTCGGCTCCCATCCTAACACTTTTTTAATTTTAGTGTTATCGGCAAGGGTAATATACGCTTCGCCTACTCTAGGTTCAATCATTGTAGTATTGTCTGAAATCATTGCTGCTAATTCTAATACAGAATGATTAACACCGGTACCTACATTAAAGATTTCTCCGTAATGGTTATGATCAACCATCATTGCTAAAATATTTGCATTTACTACATCATCTACGTGAGTAAAGTCTCTACGTTGTGTTCCGTCTGGAACAATAGTTAACGATTCTCCTGCAAGATATTGTTTTAAAAATTTTCCCACTACTAGAGCGTAAGGGCCTTTTACTGGTTCTCTGGGACCGTATACATTAAAATATCTAAAAGAAACAATTTTCATACCAAACATTTTGGCATATAGTTTACAGAGATTTTCTCCAGCAACTTTAGATAGAGAATATATGTTAAGGCAATCTTCGCTCATTGTTTCTTCTAACGGCGGCGTATTTTTTAAACCGTAAGATGAAGAAGTCGATGAGTACATTATTTTTTTAACTCCAGCTGCCTTTGCACATTCTAATACTGTAGCCGTTCCTACTACATTAGTATTAACTGTGCCTAAGGGTATAGTTAATGCATTTTGAATTCTAGCTTCGGCAGCACAATGAAATACATAATCAACTCCTACATACAGGTCTTTAGTAGATTCAAAGTCTGTTATGCTAAGTTTATGATATGTTGCCTGATTGTTATAATAAAACTGATGATGACATTTAGACGATTCATTGTCTATAACTACTACTTCGTGTCCTAATGCTAATAGCTTATCTACAATATGCGAACCAATAAACCCCGCACCGCCTGTTACTAATGACCTCATCAATTACTCCTGTATTTCTTTATAAACTATTTATGCATTAACTGCTAACATAAATACTGCTATGAATAATTTTAATATGATAAAAGTTGGCAATTGGTGGTTCTTAGACGAAGACCCTAACCGAAAAGACTATGCAAATATCGAATGGGGTGATGCAGGTATAAACAAATCTATGGCGCAGATTATCGATGATTGGTTCCAAGATCGTCCTAAGAAACATGCACTTGATATTGGAGCCAATGTAGGTTTTATGACTGCATATTTTGCTAAACGCTGGCAAAATGTTACAGCATTTGAACCAACCCCGTCTGTGTTTGCCTGTTTACAACAAAATTGCACTAGAGATAATATTAATAATATTGCTATAGCACTTAGTAATGAAACTGGTACTGTGTTATTTGCTGTTCAAGCAAGATCCGAAATCAATCAAATTGTTAGTTCAACAGACGTACTAAGAAAACACTGGAGTGCAATTGAAGTACCGGCTGCTACTTTAGACAGTCTAAACTTAACTGATATAGACATGATCAAAATCGATGTCGAAGGACACGAATTAAGTGTTCTCAAAGGAGCCGAAAATACCATACGTGCTCAAAGACCATTGATAGCTATTGAAATTAGTTTTGAGAATAAAGTCCTAGATAAGGAACTTAGTAAAGGACACACAGGTGCATTAGATCTTTTAAAGTCGTGGGGCTATAAAGAAGTTTGGCATAACAAATATGATTACATTATGGAACCTATATGAGAATAATAGATGCATTTACTTTTCTTAACGAGGTAGAATTAGTTAAAGCTAGACTTGAATATCTCAATGATATTGTTACCGATTTTATAATAATAGAAAGTAATCAAACATGGCGGCACCAACCGAATACACCTATCTTTGCTGATGTTATACCAACATTACCCGCTGACATACAAGCTAAAATACACCATGTTGTTGCCAAGTGGCCCGATGAATGGCTAGAAGATGCTAACGGCGTACAGGGTAAATGGGTAGAAAATGGAACTAGAGAACAAGCACTAGTTGAAATGCGTAAATGGGCCGATCCTGAAGATTGGGTTATTATGAATGACCTTGACGAATTTTGGGATCCTGCACGATGGGAAACTGCTAAAGAAGAATATAACAAATACGGAAAATTAGTATGGATGCAAAATAATCGAGTGTGTTTTGTTGATTGGGAAACTTTAGGATTTCCAGAGTGGCCCGGATCTAAAATGGGCAAGCTCAAAGATATAACATCTATGGCAGAATTTTATTGTAGTAAAAATAAAGGTCCCTTTATATTCCATTGTTTCTCTGGAGGCTGGCATTTTAGCAAAATGGGCGACGAACAAACTAAGGCTAAACTAATGGGCAGCATTAGAGAATGGCGTACATGGGAAACTAAAATTGGTATGACTGCTGAACAGGCAGCGCATGAAATATTCCACGGGGGTGGATGGAATCGTGTTACTAAGAAAAAGAAAATAGGCGGAAACCCTGTAGGAACAAAAGGATTAACGCCCGGAGTAGTTGATGTTTTAAAGAAGTATCCAGTGTTATGGAGTGATGGCCGTCTTCCAAATAACGGAACTAGAAAACGTTAATCTTTATACCACAGGAAATCAACTCCTTGATTTAAAATACAGTGGTATCCTAATTTTAACATATAATTGTAATATGTTTTATCTCCATAATCACTAGCATTATCTTCTAAGCAAATATAAGAAATTTTTTGTTTCGTCCAGTCTACACAATCTAATATTGCTAGTTCAGATCCTTCGGTATCAAGTTGCAGATAATCAATATGAGGCGGTAATCCTAAACTATTCCAGTCTCTAGTTTCTACTGTGATAAATTGAGTTTGATCTTGATTGTATTTGCTCTTGTGCGACTCCGGATGAGTTTCGATCAGACCATTTGTAGCAGGGTCATTTTTAAAAGATGCAAATTCAGCTGTTCCGTTTTTATTAAAGACCGCAACATTTAAACATCGACATTTTCTATTTTTTTCTAATATTTCAAAACTCTCAGGGGTTGGTTCAATGCATACACCATCCCATCCTAGGTTTTCTAATATAACTGTACTGTTCTTTTTATAGCCGTTCCATGCGCCTATTTCAACATAAAATCCTGCGTTTCGATCGCGCCAGATAGCATCTAAAAATATTTGAGTCATTCTAGGATGTTTCATTTTATTCCCCTTATAAGATATTTATCATCATAATATGCGCAGATAAATATTACTATGAAATTAAATATTGCTTGGTCTGGATTATCTGATCTAAATTACTGGAATTGGATAGCTAAATTTTGTGTTCCGTCGTGGGAAGTATTGCCAGGAGATAAGTTTTTAATTTGTGATAGTGCAGATATAACAGTTCCATCAGTTAATATAATACCGTGGGACAGCGTTGTTAATATCGAATCTAAATTTCCCACAACATATAGTCGAGGTCGTAAACAGACAAATTTTTGGAGAAAGATGCAGAGCCAAGTATGGGCCATTAAAAATTTAAAAAAATACGATTGGCTAGTATTACTAGATACCGACATCGAAGTTTATACATTAAAATTAGAATCATTGCAGGAAGTATTAGACCAGTTACAAGATAAAAATCTGTTATGGGCAACAGGAGAATCCGATGATGGGTTCTTAGATGCAGGAATAATTATTATAAATGTCAAGCATTCTGAAATCGATAATTTTATAAAAATATACGAAGATTTTTGGGAAACAGGAAAAATTAAAACATTAGAACACGGATACGACGGTGATGTTGTTGTTGAAATGTTAAAACTGTATGACTCAATAAAAATAAAAAATTTCAATCACGGCCAAGGAATGCACTCGTATGAGATTGGCTTTTTCCATTGGGGAAGTAAAGAATCTAAACCAATTAGACAAGAACTCAATGATAGTTCTGGATATATAAAAAACAAAATTAATTCTATATTATGAAAACAATAGTAATTGCAACAGGTGGATTTGACCCCATTCATTCAGGTCATATTAACTACATCAAAGAGGCTAAAAAACTAGGTGATGTATTAGTTGTTGGCGCAAACTCCGACGAATGGTTGCGTCGAAAGAAAGGGCAAGAGTTTATGCCCTGGGAAGAACGTGCTAATATATTAAGTGCTATTAAAGATGTAGATCGAGTTATTAATTTTAATGATGCAGACGGTAGTGCAAAAGATGCTATTCGAAAGGTTAGAGCAATAGACCCGAGTGCTAAAATAATCTTTGCCAACGGCGGCGATAGAACAAAAGAAAATATTCCAGAAATGGATCTACTTGA